ATTCAAAAGCGTCTTGGAAGCCTGCGGCGGATGCTAAAGAGTGGCCTCGGGGTCGGCTCTGGAGAGGGCTGGCTTGCGAGAACGTCACACAAGCGACCGCCCATGATCTTCTACGTGAGGCTCTGCGCCGTCTGCCTGACGTTGTGCTGCATGTTCACGATGAAATTGTTTTGGAGTCTGATCGGCCCGAAGAGGCGAAGGCGCTCCTTGAGGAAGTAATGACGACGCCGCCCGTGTGGGCGGAAGGTCTGCCATTAGACGTGGAGGCGGCCATCATGGGCCGTTATGGCAAATGATTGCGGTCTGGTTTTCCTGCGGAGCCGCCAGCGCGGTTGCCGCAAAGCTAACGCTAGAAAGATATTCTGACGTTCGGGTCATTAATAACCCGGTCATTGAAGAAGACGAGGACAATGAGCGATTCTTACGCGACGTTGAGGCATGGCTCGGCGTCAAGATCGAACGCGCCGTTAACAGCAAATATCCGTCTTGCTCGGCACGAGATATATGGCAGAAGCGCGGATTTATGTCCGGCCCGACCGGCGCTGTCTGCACGGTTGAGCTAAAGAAACGCGCCCGTCAGGAATGGGAACGTAACAATAAAGCTGACTGGCATGTGCTGGGCTTCACAGTAGACGAACGCCATCGGTTTGATCGTTTCGTCTTGTCGGAACGTGACAACGTGCTGCCGGTGTTGATCGACGCTGGCCTGACAAAACAGGGTTGCCTTAACATGATATTGGCCGCTGGCATTCAGCCGCCGCGCATCTATAGCAAAGGCTTTCCTAACGCCAACTGTATCGGCTGCGTTAAAGCCACGTCGCCAACCTATTGGTCGTTAGTGCGTAAAGAATATCCTGACGTTTACGCTGACCGGGCGGCGCAATCGCGCGGTCTAGGTGTGCGGCTAGTGCGGTATAAGAACAAACGAATGTTTCTTGACGAGTTACCGGAAGGCGCAACAGGCCGACCGTTAAAGAACATGCAGATCGACTGCGGAATATTTTGCGAGGAAAGATGACACTCTTTGATTATTTTACCGGCCTCGCGCCGGCTGGCGAGACAGCCCTCATTGTCAAGCAAATCGACACCGGCAAGCTGCACAAGGACGGCTCGCCTAAATACACTTGGCCTGCTTACTTGCCAAAGCACAAGCGCAAGGAAGGCGAAAGCTGGTTTTTAAATACTGGATCATTCATCATGGATCGGATGCGCGACAAGCCGTCCGCGTCCGTGGCGAACTGCACGCATGTCCTGTTTATGATGCTGGACGACATTGGCACCAAGTCGAAGATTCCGCCGCTAGAGCCGACTGCTATCGTCGAGACAAGCCCCGGCAATTATCAATACTGGTATGCTTACAGCGACCAGCCGACCGTGGAGGAACATTGTGCAGCTCTTACCGCTATTGCTGAAGCTGGCTATACCGATCCTGGTGCTACTAACGCCGTGCGTAACTGTCGCCTGCCAGGCTCGGTTAACGTCAAGCCGGGACGCGAAGCGTTCGTGTGTCGTGAGGTAGAGTTTAACCCAAAGAACGAATACACGCTGTCGCAAATCTGCGAAGCGCTTGGCGTTACGCCGGCTGAGACTGGCACAGCGCGGGCTATTACGTTCCGCGTAAAGGACACAGGCAACGACAATGTGCTGGCGTGGTTGGACGAGAACAGTTTAGTTACGTCTGGCGTAAACGCTGAGGGTTGGTGCGGCGTCGTCTGCCCGAATCACGAAGGACACACAGATGGACAGATTGAAGCGCGATATAAGCCGCAGGATCGTTCATTCTGTTGCTATCACGCTCATTGCGAGCATCTTGATAGCAAGTTTTTTTGCGATTGGGTATCGGAACAGGGTGGGCCGCGCGCTATCCCCGGACTGCGCGACGATCTCATTGCCGACTACACCAGCAAAATTAGCGCGCTGACGCCGACCGAAGAATTTCCTGATGAAGCCGCCAAACGAGTTAAAGAAGTAAATGACAAGCAAGCTGGGCGTGAAGATCGCGCCACATGGCATAAACGCTTCGCTTATGTCGTCGACGACGACGGTTATTTTGACCATAAGACAGGCCAAGAGATCAGCCGCCGCGCGTTCAACGCGATCTTTCGGCATGTCGAGTGCAAGTCCACAGGCGAGAAGCCGCGTCGGCTTGAAGCATCGGTTTGGTATGACGAACAGCGCGAGGCACAAGGCGGCTACGTTTTGAAAGGCATGACCTACGCTGCCGGTGACGAATGGAAGGTCGCACGCGATGGGCTTGTCTACGGCAACGTATGGCGCGACGCTAGGCCAGAGATTACTGGCGGTGGCGACCCGCAACTGTGGCTCGACCATTGCCGTCGTCTCGTGCCGGACGAACGCGAGCTTGAGCATATCTGGAACGTGATGGCCGTGAAGGCACAGCAGCCGCGCACGAAGATCAATCACGCGATCCTGCACGGCGGCAACGGCGGTATCGGCAAGGACACCATGTGGTATCCGCTGCTCTGGGCCGTTGGCGGCGAGCACATGAGAAACGTCGCGGTGATCGACAGCAATAAGATCAACAGCGATTTCGGCTACCATTATCAGACTGAGATCATGGTGCTGAACGAGCTGAAAGAGCCGGAAGCAAAAGAACGTCGGGCGCTGGCTAACAAGCTCAAGCCGATCATCGCCGCGCCGCCGGAAATGCTGACAGTTAACCGCAAAGGCTTGCATCCGTTCGAGATGCCTAATCGGATCTTCATGCTGGCGTTCACGAACGAATCCATGCCAATAACGCTCGACAGCGATGACCGGCGCTGGTTCTGCGTTTGGTCTGACGCGCCGAAGATGACGCCGGAAGAAACGACGCGGATCTGGGGCTGGTATAAGGCCGGTGGATTTGAAGCCGTCGCGGGCTGGTTGCGCTCGCGTGATGTGTCGCAGTTCAACCCGAAAGCGATCCCGTTTGCGACAGAATACAAGCAGCGCTTGATCTATACCGGCATGAGCAACGCGGAGAGTTATATCCATCACTTGATTGAGAAGCAGGAGTCGCCATTCAAGACTGACATCATATCTGGCCCATGGCACATCATCCTTAAAGAGCTGTCGCAGGCTGCGCCGGATAATCTACGGACAAGAATCGTTCAGCCAGCGCTGTTTCATGCGCTGAAAGAAGCCGGGTGGATTGACAAGGGGCTATGCAGCTCGCCTGAATACAAATCCAAGCGGCACATATTCGTGCGGCCTGACCTAGCGTCACTGCCTAAGGCTAAGCTACGCAACATGGTCGAACCGGATTGGAAAGATAATGTCGTCGCACTTAAAAATTAATATCCTGAACGTCTTGGCTAATCTGACAGATCAGCTTGATTTATATCTGGACTGGGCCTCGACTCCGGGGGATGATGAGTGTCCGCCGGAGATCGTCGAGGCGCTATGTCAAGCGCATGAGACGGCCCGCGAGTTGCTGGAGGGTCTTGGCTATGGTCAGTCTCGTTCGTGATTGGTTGATTGCCGCCGGTGCATTGCTGCTAGAATACGGACTCGGCGGCTTTCGTCCTGAACCTCGTCTAGCGCCCATTCGAGCGCGTTGCGCAGGCGAGTGCTTTCGTCGACGGCAGCCGCTATAGTCCATTGAGCGCGTTGCCTGGCCTCGTTATATCCTTTAAGATAAGACTCGGATACTTCTTGCTGAAGCGCCTTCAGGCGGCGTTCAAATTCGGACTCGTTCATGGCTAATAAACCTAGAGGCAGACTGACCGCCAAAGAATTGGAGGGGAATGTCTTAGCACGTTTGGCTGGCGGGGTCGAATACGGCCCTGAGATGCAGCGCCTGCGGTATGAGCAAAACAAAATGGCCTATCCAAACGCCCCAGGGCCGATGGATGAGGACATGGATTTCAAAGATCAAATCGCCGGAATCATGGCGCGAATCAATCAGCCGATGCCAGCGCCAGCCGGGTCTAACTATTATTACACGCAGCCCCAGTACGAGCAGGCCATACAGCAAGCGTATCCCGACGACCCTGTTAAGCGGCTGCTGGATGAGCAAGAGCGTATGCGCCGGTTTCAGGCGTCGCGGCCTATCGCTGGCTCTGCGCCTGTCTTGCCGTCGCGTTTTATCCCACAATCGACGATTTTGAGCGACGGGCTGGTGAATCGGCTGCGGGCGATGCTTGGCTACTAAAAAAGAAGGCCGGCTTGCGCCGGCCAGTCACCATAGGGAGGAAAACGGGCGTCTAGCAGACGCCATGGCCCATATACATCAGATCAAGCCGCCGCACAATCTCTTGCTCGGTTAGCACCGGATTCGGCTCGGCCATGGGTCGCACGGCCCGCCAAAACGCCCATAGGGGCGGATTCACCTCATAGACCGGCATATCCCTGGGCAGATCTGGTATCACGGCCTGTATGGCCTCGTATTGCTCTTCGAACGTCATTTCAGCCCCAACACTATTTCAATGATCACCGCCAGTAAGATTGCCATTGCTTCACCGATTTTCATAGCGTTTGATCCCGTGCATGATGGTCGTGTGGTCGCGCCCGCCTAGCACGTGCCCGATGAGCGCCAGCGGCGCGTTTAGCTCGTTTCGCGCCCTCCACATGATCTCAAACCGGGGCCAGATGACCCCCTTGCGGCGGTTGTGGCCGGTCAGAGCCTTGGTGGGTATGTTATGTTTCTCCGCCGTCTCCGCTATCAGTTCCTCTATGTCCTCTATCATCGCTTGTTTTCGCATGTGATCCTCTGAACATGAAATTGAGCGCGTGCGCGGCTGTAACGAGAGAGCGCTCGTCGGCGTAAGGCGCGTTAATGGTTAGGATTAGAGAGCCGTCGCGCCGATGCAGCGACAGTCCCTTACCTACCCGCCAGCGGGTCATGACCCCACCGGGTTCGGTGTCAAGGTCAAGCCGTAGCATGTCCGCGTTTCTCCAGTTCGTTTTGGATGATCTTGGCGCGGTAATCGTCCTGTTCTGTCTCTAGCAGAATGTTGAGCGCCTCGTCCGATAGCCAGTGCAAGAGCTGGCTAAACTCAAAATAATCCTTCATTTTCCCCATTGTGCTGCCATCGCCTCCGCGATGCCTCCATAAGTTCGTGACCGTTCTTTCCACCTGTCCGGGCCGGGCGGCATACGGTGAACTCGCGCCGTGCGGCCTTCCACTATGTCCGTGGGCTGTAGGGGCGGTAGCCCTTGCAGCCATAGGCACGTGGCCTTTGTCTCGCCGTGGCCGAACTGCCAGGGCTGGATGATCTGGTCGGGCTTCCGAATCTTGCTGCTAATGATCGAGACGGGATTTTCCAGCGCTATGCGCGGGATTGGCGCGGCCAGCAACAGCCGCACGAAGTCGAGCGCCTCCGCCTGTTCTTCGCGCTTATCCTTGAACCAGCGCGCGCCGGACACGGCAAGGTGCGTACAGGGCGGGTGAGCGATCATCAAATCCCAGCCATCGGTCAGGATCATCGACACGTCGCCTTGATAGTGCGGGCCGGGCGTTTCAGACGGCAACAGGTCGCATGAAACCGCGTAATGCCCGCGCCGTGTGAAGGCGTCCCGAACCGTCCCGCTAAACTCGCAAGCGATTAGCACTCGCATCATAGGCCTCCCAGTAGATACGTTACGAATAGGGCGAGCGCGGGTATTGCCAGCGCTGCGCCAATGGCGAAGGCGATCAAGTCAGCTTTCCTCATAATCTTCCTTACAGGCTGCATAAACGTCGCGGCTGGCGCATAGGATGGCCTCGACCTGTCTAAAGAGCGGATCGGTCTGCTCTATGCAGCGGTCAGGCTCCTTAGCCTTATCGGCGCTTATTGTGAGGTGTTCTAGCTCTATGTCGTACGGGCCGGCGTCGTCGCCCGTATCACGGTCGCGGCCTTCCCATTTATAGGTGATAGTCGCAACGCCATAGGCATAGATGGCCATTCCCGGCCACGGCTGAAACTCGTCCAGCTCATATTCAATATGGTAAGTCATTTGCCTTCCTCCGCTTCATAAAATGACTCGCCGCAATCGTCGCATGTCATGTCGTCGTGAACGCAGGACAATTCCCAATCTTTTGTTTCAGGGTTCCACCGTGCGGCGGCGGCGCGCGCGATATTATCGCTGTGGCAATAGGGGCATAGCAGTTTCATTGTTCGCCGCTCCACTTTTCTGTCCAGTATTCTTCAGCCGCATTTGTATGGGCGTCCTGTAGCGTCTTATACGCGAAGTCCAAGACGGGCGAGCGCTCCACGGTGGATAGGTGATCTAGCAGCGCTTCAAGCGCCTGTATCTCGATTTGGATTTCTAACATGGTCGTTCCCTCAAAATGGCATGTCGTATTGTTCGCCGTTTTCCTGCAGCGTTTTGAGCCGCCGTATCTCCCGCTTTAACACGTCGACGGCCGTTTCGTTTTCATCCCATAAGGCGTCGGCGAGCGCCCTTTCGAGCGCTCTAACCTTGTCGTCTATAGGTTCAAATCGGTTTAGGTTTAAAGGATCTCTTACCATGCGCCCAGGCTCTCTAACGTGTGACGGTCGCGGTCTAAGCCTTCCGGCCGCCAGCCGGCCGCTTTCATGTCGTCGAATAGCTTTTCTACTTCGCGATATATCGCGCGCTCGGCGTCGGGCATAAACAGCAACGCGCCTATTGATAGCTTGTATGGGTTACAAACCGATTGCGCTTGATTGATTTGAGTAGGTCGTTTGCGTTGTCGATCATGTCGTTTCCTTTCTTGTGGATATGTTACAAAAGAAAAGGCGACGCTGTAAAGCGCCGCCTGTTAGATTAGGCTTGCGCGATCTTGCGCGCCAGTTGGACGATGGCCGCGCGCTCGCTGTCGACTAGCATCGCGAAGGGGTGCTTGCGATCATACGCGACGACGGCGCGCGCGGCTTTGACCAGGGCGTCGCGGTTGCCAGCGCGATAGGCGGTTTTTAAAGCGGTGATTTTCTTTTCCATGTCGTTTCCTTTCTTGTATCCATTGTGGATATGTTATCTTTGCGCTGATTTGTGGATATTGTCAAATACTTTTTTACGAATAGTTGCGGATCGTCGTCGGATCGTCAAACAACATGGCGTTGAATGCGAGGCGCTGCTTGAAAACGTCATATCGTCATGAGAGTTGTTATAGGGAGTTTTAGAGTAAATGTAAACATAATAGTATAGCGGTGGCAAAAAGATTTGAGCGACCGAAAACGTCATGGCGATTCGACGATCCGACGTTTTTTGTCCCGCGCCGTCCAGGCGCAAACATCTTGCATGGACCTAGATCGTCATGACGATCCGACGTTTTGCTGGCGCTTGTCGCGACCCTTCAAGTGCATGACGATCCGACGTTTGATTGTCAACTTAATGTGATGCTTTAAGTCTACATTCATCTTGCTCGATGACGTTAAGCTAAATGTAAACAGTTGATCGACATTCGGCTGGCAATGTAAACGGGAGGGGGGACTGGGCCGAGGGATCTCCTTTAAGAAATACGCAGGGTCTGCACAAAAAATTTATTTTTGAAAAAATCGCAAACTTTTTTATTTTTTATTTTAGTGGTAAAAGACTTTATGTTTGAATCCTTACCCTATGAACCGCGCAAAATCGAAGCGACCGAGGCGGTGCTGGAGCGCATCTATCTCGCCGCCCGCAAAGGGCTGAAGGGCGACACGCTCGCCTACGCCGCTGGCATGACGCCGACCGAGTATCGACGGCTGGTGCAGTTCGATCCGATTGCGGAGTATGCCGAACAGAAGGGCCGCGCAGAGGGTGAGGCCGAGATGGCCAACGTCTTACGCGACGCAGCCCTACAGGGCGACACAAAGGCGGCGCTGGACATTCTAAAACACGTGCATAAGTGGACAGCTCCGCAGTCCGTGCAGGTGCAGGTCGAGCAGCGCATATCCATCATAGCGGCGCTGGAAGAGGCGCAGCAAAGGGTCATTGAAGGGCAGGTCTTAGATGCAAGTGCCGATCTTCTCAGCGGACGAGGAACAGAAGTTGATGGCGACCATGTGGTCGCCGCAGGTCAAGAATGACCCTGTAGCTTTTGTCCGCCTCGCATTCCCATGGGGTAAGGCTGGCACGCCGCTGGAGCACTTCACGGGCCCGCGCAAGTGGCAGCTAGAGGTCTTACAGGATCTCAAAGAACACATCCGCCTAAACGGCGGCAAAGTAGACTTTGAGACGTTCCGCATGGCGACCAGCTCTGGTCGCGGTATCGGCAAGTCGGCCCTCGTGAGTTGGCTCGTGATCTGGATGTTGACGACAAGGATCGGCTCGACCACCATCGTGTCGGCTAACAGTGAAGCGCAGCTACGCAGCGTCACCTGGGCCGAGATAACTAAATGGCTATCAATGTGCCTTAATAGCCATTGGTTCGAGGTGTCCGCGACGCGAGTGCTGCCGGCCAAGTGGATTGCGGAGCTGGTGGAACGCGACCTGAAGCTGGGCACACGCTACTGGGGCGTCGAGGGGCGGCTGTGGTCGGCGGAGAACCCTGACAGTTACGCGGGCGTGCACAACTTCGCGGGCGTCATGCTCGTGTTCGATGAGGCCAGCGGTATCGACGACAGCATATGGGCGGTGGCCAGTGGCTTCTTTACAGAGAACACTCCTAATCGTTTTTGGCTTGCTTTTAGCAACCCCCGCCGTAACAGCGGATACTTTTACGAGTGCTTCAACAGCAAGCGCGACTTCTGGCGAAACAAGGTTGTTGACGCCAGAAGCGTGGAGGGAACTGATAAGGCAGTCTATCAGCAGATTATCGACGAATACGGACCTGACTCTAGCCAAGCGCATGTTGAGGTCTATGGAGCCTTCCCGAACGCGAGCGATGACCAGTTCATACCGTCGTCACTGGTCATGGAGGCGCAGCAAAGATCACCGGCGCAGGACCAGACGGCACCGATCGTGGTAGGCGTCGACCCGGCGCGGTTCGGCGCTGACGCTACGGTCATCGCTATCCGGCAGGGCCGCGACATCATCGGCATCCGGCGCTACCGCGGTGACGACACGATGGAGGTAGTCGGCAGGGTCATCGACATCATAGAAGAGTTCAGGCCAGCGCTAGTAGTAATAGATGAAGGGGGATTAGGCGCGGGCGTCGTCGACCGGCTTAAGGAGCAGCGTTACAAGATCAGGGGCGTCAATTTCGGTATGCGCTCGACGAAGCCCGTCATGTTCGGGAACAAGCGGGCTGAGATGTGGCACGCCATGCGGGAGTGGCTTAAGACCGCAAGCATCCCAAACGACCGCTTCCTCAAGAGCGACCTGACCGGGCCAATGATGAAGCCCGACAGTAAAGGGACTATATTCCTAGAGAGCAAGAAAGACATGAAAGCGCGAGGGCTGGCGAGCCCCGACGCCGCAGACGCTATCGCCGTGACGTTCGCGTATCCGGTCGCGCACAGGGAGGCTAGACCAATGGACAACAGGCCAAGGGTCAGTTATGGTGGCAACGCAGCCTCTTCAGGATGGATGGGACACTAATGCCCCTAGTCAAATCAACCTCCAAGAACGCCTTTCGCAAAAATGTTGCGGCCGAAATCAAAGCGGGCAAGCCGCCAAAACAGGCGGTCGCTATCGCCTACTCGACCAAACGCGCCGCCGGTAAGAAAATGGGCAAGTCGTGTAAATAATGCCGGTCAATGCGCTCGCTCCTGAACCGCGTAACGCCATGCTGCGGCCGTATGAGCCGTCATGGAAGGAACAGATTGCGGCCTATCTGATGGGCGACACACGCCCGTCGCCGGAGCGGCGTCAGTTTGCGACGGGCATAGCTGACATTCTTGGCTATCTGCCCGGCACAGGCAACGTGCTACAGGGCCAAGAGGCCGCTCGCGCCGGCGACACCAAGGGCGCGATCATGGCCATGCTACCGCTACCCGGCGCTAACGTTGCGGCTAGGGCGGAGCAGAAAGCTGTAAGTGAAGCGCTAATGCGAGCGCGGCTACATAACACTTTTACAGGACAAACTTCTTCGGCGGGGCGCGGGACAGGATTTACCCAGCCTAAAGGCACGCCGGTAGAAAAACTATTCTCTAATTTCGCAGACGAAAAAATGTCCCCGCAAATGCAAGAAACTTTTAGGGGAAAAATGTTCGACCGCGCAAATAAAGAAGTTAGCTCGTTTAAAGATACTATACTCTCCGATGCGTTTCCTATAAACGAAGAATTTACAGTTAAATTAGATAGTTCGCCGCTAAAACAAACCCGTGTTCAGCTTTTAAAAGATGGCGACGTAGTTACGGCGGCTCAACTCGAAAAAGGGCTGTTAGATTCTATAGCCACTAAAAAAGAACACGCCGGTAATAGGTATGGCGCATTTCTTTTAGACTGGATAGATCGCGCGGGCGTCGGAAACATTTATGAAGTGCCGGATCGCAGCCCCGGATTTGTAAAAATCCAAAAAGATGTTATCCGTTCTAGGCAAGGTGAATAATGGCTTCTGATGACGTAATCGCCGCAGGCAAAGTCTCCGACAACCC